CAGAAGCCTCCTGCATCATTCAATCTTGAGAACAGCCAAGATCTTGCTGTGGCATGCAACTGGTCAAACCTCAGACCCCTATTGGCCATTGATAATATAAAGAAGGGTGCAAGGCTAATGACGCACGAGGAACTAGGAGGCAACCTGTTTGGTTGGGCCGCATGATCAGCCACCAAGCCCCCCCCCCAAAAGGCATCTCTTTTTGCGCGTCAAATCGTTGCAGTTGCTGTCGTCGGCGTATTTTTTGTATGAGAGGACGTTTGGCAATCGCTTCCCAGTAACATAGCATGGGAAATCCAGTTAATACGGAAAGAAAAGCATTGGAGGAGCGTGCAAATATAACAAAACGCGCGGCCAATATGCGTATTGCCAATGGTCAGGCATCGGAAAGTTTCCAACAAAGCAAGGAGCGAAAGGAGAAAGCCACGGCAGACTTGCGTGAAGAGCAGGCGGTGAAGGCTCGGTTGGAGCGTGAACTGTTGGAGGGGTCGGTCATGACCAAGCAAGCGGTCAGGGAATCGACCAGAAAGATTGCGGCCATCCTGTCAGCAGAGATGAACTCATTCAGAAACAATGCGCCAGGGAAGCTGGCTGGTCTGGACGAGGTGGGGGTGCGGACGGTTTTGGATGCTGAAATGGATTCATTGATTGAGCGCATCCATCACCAACTTGACCAAGTATGACGATCAATCCGGCGGCTATAGGATTCAAGGAAGGTCTGTTCCGTCGCCATATTGGGAGCGCGGTGGATTGGCTAGAGAAGCACTTTAAGATTCCGCACTCAGCAAGGAGTACCAAGTTTGACCGCAATAATGCTCCTCACCTGACAGACATCATCGAGGCCTGCTGCGATCTCCAGCACCAGAAGGTGGTTGTGCGGGCCTGCACGGGTGCTGGCAAAACCACGGTAATGGAAGCGGTCAGTCACTTTGCCATTGGTGTGGAGCCTGGGCCGATGCTGATTGCCGGAAGCACCGACAAGGACATCAAGGATTGGGCAGAGTCCCGATTGATTCCAGAGCTAAAGGAATGTTCCCCGATTGCTGCGATCATGGACGGCATGGACCGTCACGATAAGCGAAAGACCGAAATGCTTTTCCCGCACATGAGTATGTTCCTAACGGGTGCGAATATCTCGGGACTTCAAGCCAAGTCCATGCGCTACTGCTACGGGGATGAGACGTGGCTATGGGACAAGGGCATGGTCGGGGAAATGAAGGCACGACATCACGACCGATGGAACCGCAAGACTATCCTAGTCACGCAAGGGTGGGAGACAGACAAGGAGCTTCCCCATGACATGGACAAGGAGTACGAGGACGGGGATGATCGGAGGAGGGGATTTGATTGCCCGTCATGCGGTCGCTGGCAAGTCTACAAGTGGGAGCAGATCAAGTGGGATGAGCAGAAGATTCCCGACACCGATACTCTGGACATGGAAGCGACCAAGCAAACGGTGCGCTATGAATGCGAGTTTGAGGATTGCGTGGCAACATTCGTTGATACCTCGGAAAACCGCAGGAAATTGGCAATGGCTGGATCATATCGTCCATTCAATCCGCACCCAATGAGCAGGGTGACGAGTTTCACTTGTCCGGCATGGGCGGTGTGGTGGATTCCTTGGGGCGATCTGGTTATGGAGTGGATTGATGCCCATGTTGCCAAGCACAAGGGGGACATCGAGCCGCTGAAGAAGTTCACCATGAAAAGGGCTGCGCGGGTCTGGGAAGTGAGTCATACCAGGGTGACGGATGCTGATGTCACTTCGATGCGGACTGATGAATATGCAATGAAGCAATGCCCGATTGATCCGGCTCTTGTAACTCTATGCTCTGACGTTGGAGAGAAGCGGACCCATTGGAGCGTCCAAGCATGGGCAAAGGATGGGACGAGCTATGTGATTGACCACGGGACGGTGCTGGGGCCGGAGGATCTGCTGATGCTCATCCCTACTCTCAACTATCCGATCAAAGGGACTGACCGATTCGCGCAAGTCCAGCAGGGGCTTATTGACTCCGGCGACTTTACGGAGTTGGTCTACAACGTCTGCCTGAGATCCAATGGAACGCTATATCCCAGCAAAGGATCGGGGGCGCAGATTGGAACCTATCGGGAGAGTCGTCTGGATAACTACGGAGGTCTGCCGCTCTATCTCTACTCCGACTACCAAGCCAAGTGTGCGCTATATGAAAGTAAAATTGCCAAGAAGGACGCACCGCGCTTGTTCTTTGCGTCCGATGTTGGTGAGGAGTTTCTGATCGGTCACATGGGGCAGCGGAAGATTGATTCTCAGGACAAGAAAACCAAGTCATGGAAGTCGGTTGCACAGGATCACTACGGAGACTGCTCCAAACTCCACCTTGTTACTTGGTGGATATTGCGCCGGTATATTGAGGGAGGGGCTTTGACATAGGTGATGCCTTCATGGCATCGATCACCCCCGACCACGCAAAGGTCTCCGGCATCAAGGCATATCTCCGATATAAAAGCCTTGCCGAGTTGCAGGCTCTGGCCGACGCCATTTTTTCAGCGGCTACAGAGGAAGTTACCATTACTGGCAGCAGTGCGGATGGTGGATCTGCCAATGGCGAGGTGACTTTCCCCAAGTGGCTCTACCTTGAGGCCGTGATGGGAGTCCGCGCCGAGAAGGGTGATCTCCCCACCAATGCCGACGGCACGATTGTCAGCCGCCAGCTTGGAACCCGTCCCGACTACAGCAGGACTTGGGCGGTCACCTAGTTTGATTTCCGTTTGATTTTTGACAGAGGCCGCTCGGTATGAGCGAACCGAAATCAAAGCGCGGCGGTGCAAGGGTAGGGGCGGGACGCCCAAAGAAAACCGACCTAGCGGCCTACGAGGCAAGCTATAGGTATAACCCGCAGCGGATGTGGGTTTATTCCCCCACGCTGGATGCCAAGAAGGAGCTTACCGGAGGTTCGCGTCAGGAACTCATCAAGAAGGCGCAGTGGCTTTACAACAATAGCGGACTTGCCGGAGGAGCGGTTGATAAGATTGCCCGCCTTGTCGGACCGCTCCAGCCACAAGCGCGGACTCTGGACGAAAACTGGAACCGCATGGCGGAAAAAGCATTTAACGACGCCTGCCGCAATGCCGCTTTCGGCGTGGATGTTTCCGGCATGGTCAACTTTGACCAAGCCGTTCCTTTACTGGTTCGCCAGATGGCGATTGCAGGAGATGTCTTTTGGCAGCGCATGACAAGCAAGTCTGGCCGCGCCATGTTCCGACTTATCCCTGGAGAGAATGTTGGCTCCCCTGTTGGCAATGAGGAAGAGGGATGGAATGACGGCGTGAAGGTTGACCCCAAGACGGGACGCCCTATCCGTTTCCGTGTTCTCAAGGCTCCGGCCTCGCAGGAATATACCGACGTTTCTGCCGATGACATTGCACAGGTGCGCCGCGCCTACCGCATTGGCTACACCCGCGCACCATCATGGTTGGCTAGGGCGGCTAACAGTTTGCAGGATATCAGTGAATACCTCGCCCTAGAGAAGCAGTCCGCAAAAATAGGCGCATCGATGGCCCTTGTCATCACCTCGCCGGAGGCAGGGCAGATCGGTCTTGGTTCATCGCTTGTGAAGGGCAACAGCACTTCAAGCCAGCAGCCGATGACCATTGATGCACTAACCAATGGATCCATACTACCGCAGCTGAAGCCAGGGGAGAAGATAGAGTCCATAATTAACCAGCACCCAGCCGGGAACATGAAAGAGTTCCTTGCAACGCTCAAAGAGGAAATAGCGGTAGGCTTGGGATTCAGCAGTCAATTCCTGTATGACAGCACCGACGCCGGAGGCGCAAACCAGAGGTGGATTCTTGAAGAGGCGGCATCCGCGATTGATGAGATCCGCGACATCATCGTTCAGAACTTCGCCGCCCCTTTCTGGAGGTTCTGGATCTGGCAAGAAATCCAAGCTGGACGACTGCCAATGCCGAATGACGGATCGGATTGGTGGCGCATGGAGACGGTTGGTCCGGCTAGATTGTCTGTAGATTTCGGCAGAGATGGTCGCCTCATGAGCGATCTCCTTCTCCGTGGCCAGATCTCCCCACAACGCTACTACGCCTTGCAGGGTCTGGATGCTGACACTCAGGACGCCGACATCATCCGTTTTGCCGCCCGTCGAAAGAAGTTGGTGCAAGAGATCTCCAAGGAAGAGGGGGTGGATCTCTCGGTCTTGGAAGTTTTCCCTCCAGCACCAGGGTCACCAGTAATCGCCGCGCAGGGTGATTTGACACCCGACGAAAACCCGTAATGTCTATGCTTTCGCTTTTCGCCGCAGCTACCGATAGCCGTGTTGACGCCGAGAATGGCGTCTTGCGCGGAGTCCGTGTCATCAGCAAGGGAGAGGCAAAGGGTCATAGCTACCTTGGTGAACCCATCATCGTAGATGACATCACTCTGGATGAGGTCGTCGAGGCATCCGCTTCTTTCCCCGATGGCGTCCCCGTCAAGCTGGCACACGGCACTGACATTGAGGAGCTAGTTGGAGCGATCAAAGGCATCGTGCGCGATGTGGATTGCGTCCGTGGCGATCTCTACCTCCTCAAGAGTCATGAGAACTACGCCACCATCATTGAGATGGCGCAGACCATGCCCTCTAATTTTGGCGTTTCCATTTCTTTCATGAACGCCCCTGAACCCATCAAGGGTATGGACATGGAGCCGGATGGCGATGAGGACGATGAGGACGGCACTTTGGCGCAACTAGTAGGCGACGACATCGTGGCCTACGCCGCCCGTGTTTGTGAGCTTTACTCCGCTGATCTGGTGCAGGCCCCAGCTTGCAATCCATCACTTTTTTCTAATCCCATGAGCGATACATCCGCCACACCTGAAGTCCTCCCCGAGGCTCCCGTCGAGGAAGTCAAGGTGGAGGAGACCGCCCCTGCCGAGGTTCCTGCCGAGGAGGTTGTTGAAGCACCCGTTGAGGTTCCCTCCGAGGAAGTGAAGCCCGAGGAACCCGCCGTTGAGGCTGAAGAGGTTCCAGCTCCCGCAGAGCTTTCCCGCGTCATGGATGCGGTCAAGACGGACTTTGAGGCTACCAAGACCGAGCTTTCCCGTATGACCACGGAGCTTGCCGCAGTCCGTTCTGAACTGACCGCCGCACAGGAGAATCTCGCCATCAAGGACGCCCAGCTCGTAGAGCTGAATATGCTTCACCGCAGCGTCCTCTCCGTCATGGGTCTCGGTGCTTCCATTGAGATCCCCGAGATCGTTGAAGAGGCTCCCTCCAAGAGCATCCTTGAGCAATACGAGGAGATGCCCGCCGGAGCCGAGCGTCTTGCATTCTTTCAAGCCAACCGTCGTGAGATCGAGCGATCCATCGCCGAAAAGCTGAAATAACCCGAGTCATCAGACTCACATCCCAACACAACCAAAATGGCTAACAGCTATTCCTCAGCACTGGTGGTGGACACGGCAACAGCCGCTTCGATCACCGTCCTTCAGCCCAAGCTCTCCAGCTTGAAGGCTTTCAACACCGATTTCTCTAGCGATGTTGTTTCCGGAGCAGGCCTCCGTAAGCTTCAGGTCGCCGTTGTCGGTAACGCAGCCGCTGCCGTCACGAACCCCACCAGCTTCATCAGCACTGGTGATTCCGTGTCAGCCGCTGGCGTCACCATGAACCACATCTCGGCCCAGTTCGGCCTCACCAGCGCACAGCTCAATCAGGGCTTCAAGCTGGAGAAGGTCCTCAAGGCCAACCTTGCGGCTCTTGGAAACGCCATCATGGACGTTGCCATGACCCCGCTCACCACGGCCAACTTCGGTACCGCCGCTTACAACAGCGCAATCACCACGGCCACTGGCGGAGTTCTCGGTAACGACCTCATCACGAAGGGGCTTCCTGCTCTCTTCGCCGCAATCGCTAACGGCACGGAGCGCAACCTAGTCTTGGACGGCACCTATTTCGGGTATCTCCAGCCACAGAGCGGCTTCAGCATCCCCGTCACCGGAGGCCCTGCCTACGGCTTCGACAACGTCTACCTCAACACCCGCTTCAACGCGGTCACTGGTGGATCGGATGCCCTGCTCAACGGAACCACGAAGCAGATTCGCGGATTTGCGGCCTCTCCCGAGGCTCTGGCCATGGCTTCGGCCCTGCCTTATGTGGATCCTTCGGTTGCTAACCTCATGCTTCAGCAGGAGGTTGTTGAGATCCCTGGTCTGGACGGTCTCCAGATCCAGCTCTCGCTGTATGGCGATCTGACCACACGCGGTCTCTACGGCAGCTTCGACGTGCTCTTCGGAGCAGCCAAGGCTGACGGATCGGCTCTCAAGTTCATCACCGCCTAATCCTTATAGGATTTCATCGCAAAGGGTCACCCCGCAAGGGGTGGCCCTTCTTGCGTTTGACTCGGTTTCTTCATCGTGAACCGCACTGCCATCGCCGCCTTTCGCACCCGTGCGGCTAAGGAAATCGCCGACACGCTAGGGACATTGATCCAGATTGGGACAGGCACGGCCTTCTACGCTCACGTATCAACCCCGCAGCCGACCATGAGTCTGGAGTCCGGAGGCTTCAATACGGACAAGGCGATCCGAGTCCGCTGGCCTCAGACGCGCGCACCCCGTCCGGCAGTCGGAACCAAACTCACACTTGTGCAGGATAACGTGACCTTCCGAGTCGAGACATCCACAAGCCTACCTGGTTCCCCGCTTTCTGCCGAGGTGCTGGTTACTGCCATCCGCGAATAATGAATCCTCTATCCGTAGAATCCGCGATCAAGACGGCATTTGCCGCCTCTGCATTCCCAACCACGACAATTTACACGGGGACGGACTACGAGGAGATGACGCCAGAGAGTTTGAACCTCATCGTCTCGGTAGCGCAGCTTGATCATGTCATCGGTGATACCTACAAAGCGATGACCACGATCCGCATCGTTTCTCCGGCACTGCTCGGTGCTGATGCAAAGGCCGAGATGGTGACCACGATCAATAGCGTCCGGAATGCGCTGGCCAACACCTACCTTGCCGCGAACTGGCCGACAACCGGCGCACCGACCTACGGAGGCGTATGGGTGACCGGAACCAAGATGAGCCAGGACAACCATACATGGATTGCCGAGGTGGATGCCGTCATCGGCGTCTCGGTTTGACATTGAGAAAAGCGTATGGCCGACGAGATCAAGCCCAACCCTCTCATCCTAGAAAAGGATGTTCACGCTCCGGCTCCATCCCCTGCTCCCGAACCCAAGCCCTCCAAGTAATATGCCCGCCATCGGAATCTCCACACTCGGCTCACTTGTTACCGCACCCACGGGATGCGTCATCAATGAAGTCACCCAAGAGCAGACCAAAGAGGTCAAGACGATCAAGAACTCGTCCGGCGTCACCGTACAAGCCGGAGTTGTTCCAATGACCGAAACCAAGATCTCGGTGAAGGGCAAAGGAGCCGCCGCGCTTTCCACGGTTGCAGCCACCTCGAGCGTCGCCTCCGGAACCGTCGTGGTGACCGAGATCAGCGTGGATGAGTCCAACGAGGACTACCCCGATTTCTCAATCACTGCGCTCAAGTGGAGCTAAACCCCTAACTGACCTACTGCCATGCCTGCCGCCGTTACTGCCGGAATCGGAATTTCCTCCTTCACCTCTGGAACGATCACCAAGGTTTCCACCTCCAAGAAGGTCGAGACCAAAGTCCTCAAGGATTACTCTGGAGCATTTTCTGCTGCCGCCACTTTTGACCCAACAGGAGAGTTCAGCGTGGATGGCCAGGGCGATTACCCATCCATCACGCTTGGCGTTGCCACTGCAAACATCCCCAGCACAATTTCCGGCGGGGTGATCATCATTGATTCTTTCAGCAAGACCGAGAAAGCAGACGATTTCGCCAACTGGTCCTACAAGGGCAAATGGTTCCCTGGAGCTTCCTAGCCTAGCACCTCCTGACATTCTGACATGAACCTTCACGAAAACATGAGTCTGCTCGTTGATTCCGAGCATCCTCTATCCTCCCCAAACACCCACGCCGTCGCCGCTTCTATTACTTGCGGCGGCACACTCGCCGAGAATGGCTACCTTGACACGATAGAGCAGGGGCCGGATGGCAAGCCTCGCCGGACAGTGGTCTGGCTCATGAAATCCTCAGAGATCGCCTTCAATGCCTTCGCTGGGGAGAAGATCACTCAAGCCGAGTTTTTGAAGAGGTGGAATGACAGGCAATGGATTTTGGACAATCCAGATCACCCCATCGCTTTCATGAAATGCCTTATGGAGAATGTCTCGGCACTGCGAAACGAGATCAAGAATGCGTCATCAACGATCAAGGTGACCCGTGGAGGCCGCGCGGCCTTCATCCCGGCTAATGCCACAGAGGCGGAGCGTCAGAAGCTCCTTGCAAAGCTATGAGCGACCAAACCGCAAACCTCAACGAACGCATTTACCAAGAGGAGCCGATAATCGGCGGCAAGAAGGCACGACCATTCTCCAACTCCGTGAAGCTCAAGCTGGCGCGGATTTTCCGCTGGCTGGATCTAGACACCGACACGCAGAACGAGGAAATCCTATGTGCCTTTGCCTACCTCATCGCCGCACCGATTGAGAGGGTCAGCATCAATACGCTGAATAAAGAGGCCTATCTTGCCGACAAAGATCGCTTTATTGACGAGATCAGTGCGGAGGATCTGAAGCTGGCAGGGGAATGGTTTGTGACTGTGACGCAACTGGAAAAGGAAACCTCCGTTGAGGTAGTTCCAAAACCATCCAGCTCCGGCAGCGATAAGGATCAGCCACCCCCAAACTCCTAGAGCCTCCCTCGCTCGCGGCCTTGGTCTTTACCTTGGCCAAGGAGGGGGGCTTCACCGAGAGGGAACTGATGGAGGAACTGCCCGTCTATCGGGTCAATGCCTATTACCATGCGGCCCTCCGCAGTCACGATGTCTGGACGGTGAAAGAGCAGCCTCCCGTGGATGTGCAGATCGACGATCTGCTGGCGTTTGCGTCGGTTGACATGGCAGAGGAAGAGTGAGCAAGACGGGACTAACCATTGATACCTCCAACTTCACTCGGGCCATCCAAGAGATGGCGCGACTGACAGGCGCATCCTATGAGGACATTGTGAAGGCTGAAATTGGGGCGACCCTTTCCCAAACAATCAAAAACACAAAGGCCGCAACCAGAGAATCCATCAAGAAATCGATGGAAAAGGGAGTCTGGATTCCAGACAAAAAGAATCCCAAGTATAAGGGTGGAAGAATTGTCCCACCCAACTGGATGATGACATCCGAGCAATGGGCATGGTTGCAGGAGAGAACCAAAGAGAAATATAGGAGAGCCGGACTACTCAAGCAAAGCTGGCTGAAAATCATCAAGGAAACTGGATCGCCCATACCAAGCAACGCCAAGATTTCCCCAAAGGCTGAAAGCGCGGCAGTGAACGGCAAGAGGATGTTTATACCGACATCCCACAATCGTAGAACCTCTGGCAATAAGGTCGGCTATGACATTGCCAACTATGCAAAAGCAGCGGTGCAGTGGGGACCGGCAAGGATGGCATTCATTAAGGCAATCAATGGCAGGGTGGGGTATTTCCACCGGAATGTCAGGACGGGGGTATTCAAGAAGGTTGGGGACATCGCCAAGAAGTATCCAGGCTTCAAAGTCAGGGGTATTTAGTTCTTTGACATCATGCCATCGGCAAGATGGCCAATGATGCACTGACAGCCAGTTTCGGTCTTGATATTGCCCCCCTGACGCAATCGCTTAATAGGGCAACGGCATCTGTTACTGATGCGGCGGCAAAAATGGGCAGGGGGGCGTTTGGCGATATGATTGCCCCAATCCTCAAGGTCACGGCGGCAGTCAGTTCCGTCGGTGCTGTCATGGATGGCATTAAAGGCGCGCTAGACCTTGGAAGCGAAATGACCGATCTGGCGAATCGCACTGGCCTTGCCGTGGAATCGGCCTACGGATTGCGCCGCGCCTTCAAGGATGCCGGAGTGGATGCCAATGCGCTCGGGCCTGCGGTCAATAAGATGCAAAAGTCTTTGGCATCAGCCGTTGCTGGTGGAGCTGAAGGCAATACTCTGAAAGCACTAGGACTTGATCCACAGGCCTTGGCATCAATGGATCCAGGCAAGGCATTTGCTCGGATAGGAAATTCGATTGCCCAACTTCCGAATGCGACTCAGCGGGCAGCAGCGGCAATTAGCATCTTTGGAAAAAGCGGGGCCGAATTGCTTCAGGTATTTATGGACCCGAACTTTAAGGATGCTGGGAACATCTCCAACACGGCAAAGCTCCTTGGGCAGAATGCCGGAATCTTTGATAAAGCCTCGGATGCCCTTGGTCATGTTGGACCCAAGTTACAGGGTCTCTTTATTGGAATGGCAAGTGGGGCAACTGATTTGCTTAACAAAATGGCAGATGGCATTGACTCTCTGGATCTATCTGGCCTCGGAAAGGCTTGGGGTTATCTTATTGGCAATTTCAGCACCAACTGGAAAGCCGCATCAAAGGTATTGCTTGCAGACCTATCGCAAGTCATCGGCCTCGCGCTTTCCGGCGATTCTGTTCAACTTTTTGGTTTTGAGTTAATCAAGGCTGGATCGCTTCTCAAGGATGCGCTTTTTACCGCATTCAAGGAGCCTCTTGATTACTTTGGCGCAAATGTTGAGTTCCTGACCAATAAAATAACAAATGCTCTAAACTTCAAGAATGTCACCCCTGCCGGACTCAGAGAGCAGAGGGAATTGAGGGACAAGCAAGCAAGCGCAATCAATACCAAGCAGGATGCCTTTAATAATATCGAGCAGCTTGAAATACAAAAGCGACGGATGATGCAAGCTGATGGAGTTCCTGGTTGGAAATCCAAAGAGATGGAGGCTGAATTGAATGCAAAGATTGAAGCTCAAAAGCGCATTATGGCTGGAGCTGATAATCTAATCTCTTCCACCTCGTCCGCGCTTGAAAATTACGGAGGCCGCAAGCAGAAATCCGTTGAGGAAATCTACCAAGAAAACAAGAAAAACGGAACTGGAACCGTTGATACAAATCTTGCATCAAGCCGTGAGGCTAGGGACGAACTGAATAGCAGAATTGAACAACTGAAAGCAGGACTTTCAGACAGAGCTTCAAAACTGGATATTAAATCATTCGTTCCAACCGAACTAACTCTCGCAAACAATAAAAAAGCAACTGATGCAAATGCCAATCGGATCACGGGACAAGGAGCCTATGATGCTTCCGCCATCGGTCAAGCAGCAAAGGCATCAATCATTGCCGACTCCCTTGCCAAGGTAGGAGGGGGCGGCAATGCCATCGGCCCCGCAAGCAATCCGATCCTTGAGGAGAACAAGCGTCAGACCGCATATCTCGCATCAATTAACCAAGGCATCTTGAGGGCAGCAGCGCAAACAGGACCGATAGAGGCTCAATTCAAATCAAACTAATATGTCCGACACGATTGTTTCACAGTCCGCAACTTGGGATTCCAAGCTCGGTGGCTTTGTCACCACCACGACAATAGAAAGTCTCGCTGGATTTCCCAGCATTCCCAGTGGTGCTGTTGATGCCACCAAGACGATCCAAGATGGCGTCTACAGAGTCACCTATAAAGACTTTGGAGATACCACGTCGGGCGGCGGAGGAGGAGGTTCTAGCGGTGGCAGCACTGTATCCTATAACTACGAAGCCCACAGCAGCGTATCCACGGAACCGCTTATTACCTTTGGAAATTTTGGAGCAGGCGGGGTGTGGCATTTGGATGACACAGCAAAAGACAAAATAAAAAAAGCGGAAGCTGACCCAACTCTTTGGAAACAATATGCTGCCGGAACGGATGGGTTGGCAGTATATGCCTCTTTCATTTTAAGCGGAATTGAAACCTTCTTCGCCCCAACGATCACCCTGACCATCACTGCGGACGAAGAAAGCCTCCCAGACTTGGGATACCTTGGCAAAATTGCCACTGTATCAAACGCACCCATCCTACCCAATGGTGGCACATGGCTTTTTGCTGGCTGCAATTTTTCGGCCCTTCAAAACGGAAAGTGGAGGGTTTCCCGCGAATATCGCGCCAGTGGAAAGGGCGGGTGGAATGAGGATCTCTACGGTAACGGCGGCAACGCATAAGCCCGATGAAGAGGCTACCGAGATTATCCCGATCCGGCGTCCTCACGCCATCACAGTGGGAATCTGTGGCAAAGGTAATTGAGGACAATTTCCGCGAGGTGACAATTCAGCCTGGTGTTGGCTATACTATCACCAACTCATCGGGGGGGGCCTCTTTAAAAATTACAGGGAAAGGCCTATTCAAAACAAAACTTCCATTAGATCTAGTCAAGGGAACTGATGAATCCGGCGCATCAACCGTTACTGTTACACCAGGCATCGTTGCCGGATTCCTCCCAGATAACATCTTTGACGCAATTTCTTACTCAAGCGGTGATTTGTATGTTTGGGCCGAATGCACGGCATCAGATGGTAGCATTTCTTCTGTAACCCTAAACAGCGGAGCTACAACACCAACGCCTCAAGAAATCAACGAGGGCTTCCCGCCTTCCTCTTTGAATATCCCGATTGGAATGATCCATGGTGATACGGGTGAGTCTTTTAACTTTATTGGAGCAAACTGGCTGACCCCTTACCCTGTTGTTGCTTATTCGATCACAGACGCCTCTGGATACATAAAAAACTACTACATCTGGAAGTGGTAATATGAGCTTTTCTCAATCGTATAAAAACACCGTTGAGACGTTTTATACACAGGAGCAGTATTACCAGATCACAACAACTCAAGCTCCTATTACAGACAAGAAGTACGCAAAACATCTTTCTCCTGTTTATTTAACTACTCAAAGCATTTATTCATTTTCTCAAGGTTCCGATCTTCAGTTTGAATACTTCAGTGGAACCGATCAGATCACTGGCAGTGTATCGGTTGGTGGGTTTTCGGATCCAAATCTGAAAACATCCACAATAATCACAGACACCACGATCACAGAAACGATAACATTTCCTTCAGTTACTGGCGAACAAGACGAAGGGGTGATAACATACTCGGGATATTTTAGAACATTTGATCCCTCTACTTACGGAAAGATTGAAGATGTCGATTTGCTGACATCTTATGTTTTGAGTGGAACTCCGAGTGAATATAGTTGGTACCAATACACCTACTACAATTTTTCAAACACTGTAGAAACCACGACAAGTGACGAGTCGGAAACCTTTCCAACATCATCAACTACCTTTCCTAGTTCCATAGAAATTGTTTCAAACCAATCTGTTGGAACATATCAGCAGTTTCCTGCTTTTTTTGGCGGCACTGACACTATTTCAGCACCTGGCTTTAGCAGCTTCTATACATCAGACGTTGACAATAGGTCATGGCATGAACAAAGCCTGTATTTAAGAATCAGCAACGCGGGGGAAGTTGGTCAATCATCCCAAGGCACCATATATTCTGAAACAACTAAGACTTCTGAAACTGGCGTCTTTGATTCCAATGGGAGTCTTGTCACCTCTTCTTCTTGGTATTACATAATTTCTGAAGGCGTTTTGGACACATGGGAATCAGACAATGCCAGAGGCAGTGATTACGTTTCTTCATACTCAACAAAAATATATGATTACAGCATTTCAAGCCTGAGCATGGGGGCTGCTCTGCATTTCAAATACTACACCACCTTCTGCGGAGACCATTGGGGATTTTGGGACTCATCTGGCAACATGACAGAGGTAGGAGCATTTGTTTCACCAATTTCATTAAATGGCAAAAACCTTGAAAACATAGGAGCTGCAAAGCACAAAAACGCTCGCATTTTCTTTCCTGGGATTAACGAGGGGGACTACGGAAGCCCTCAGACGGAATATAAAGTTGAGGTGAATGAATTAACTGATGGTCTCGGCATTTCTTTTGATGGTGTTTCTGTAACGTGGAACACTGACGGTGCAAGCACGATATCCGGGGTTTTTGCAACTTCCTACGCTGTTGAAACCTATCAAACACAATTTACTGGTGGCGGAAACAAACAGATTCCATACCCCAAAGACTCAATCGGTAATTTTCCGATCACAATGAAATGGCACGGGGTTTTTGGTGCGACAACCTTTGGGGAGTCTGGATCATCAAGCAGCATTTTCACGGCATCAACAGACGTCTCTGTGACTGGATCATCTACGGTTATTACCCTGCAAGAGAATCAGACGCTCCAGATCGTCTCTGATGGGTATTGGATGAATCCAGGCAGTTACACGGGCATCCTATGATCTCCATAGTTACTGCCGCCACCCGTAGCTATCTCCATGCGTGGCCGCAGCTCATCCGTGCCATCGCTACGGCTGCGAGTCATCACTCGGATGCTCATTTCATCTTTGCCACCGATCAAAGCGATGAAAGCAAGAGGGCCGAGGAGTTTGCCAAGGGGCATTTGCCGGAGGGATGGAAGATCACGACCATCCGTCTCTCTATCGATGAGGATGCAAAAGACTACAAGGAGGCGGCTCAAATCAGGATAGCCAGACTCCAGGGGGCTGCCTTTGAGGTGGCAAGGCGCATCAAGTCAGATCTTTGCTGGTCGGTTGAGAGTGACACGATCCCAACGGCCAATGCCCTGCGGGTGCTTGAGTGGACCCTACAGATGCCCGATGCCTGCGGAGATCCCTACTACCACGTTGCGGCGGCTACCTATCCAAACGGGTTATTCCTTGGAGGTTTTGGTGACCACAGACACCAGATTGCCGATGACTTCCTGCCGAGCGAAAGGAAATTAAAACCCCGGCTGAAGCTCCTTCTGGATGAGACGGAAAAGCGGCTCAAGGAAACCAAGCATCGGGCCGTGGCTGAAAAGGAAATGAAGCGGATGGGGAGGCTCCGTGAATGGGTCAAGAAATCCCCTCCGGATGGCAATATCTGGGAAGTGACGGCCAAGCATGGATGGCGTCGCAGGGGATGGATGGAACACGCTTATCCTGGCATCGGCCTTGGAGCCGTTGTCCCATCCGATTGGTGCGGCCTCGGTTGCACCCTGTTGTCTGCCAAGGCACTCCAGCTTTGTGATTTTAACTCCTATACTGGGGCTGGGACACAAGACCTTTTCCTTTGCTGGTCACGGTGGAAGCCCGCAGGCCTTCGGATTGCCTGCGTCCCGCACGTTGTTTGTGATCATATCAAGCGCAGCGGTGACAAGATCATCCACCACAGGGCATGGCATGAACAAGATCCGGCCTACTACGGGCATTTGAGACAACGCCAACAACCTTTTGTGTCTCTTTGACACCCGCCAATCGGGTGTATGCCAGCGACGTTTGACCTCACCGGAGATAGACTCATTTTTTGCGGGGCTGACTACACCTATGGGGTGACGATCAAAGACGGGGCCAATACTGCGATCAACCTCACGGGCTGCACTCTTGCTAGTCAGATTCGCCGCACTCAGGCCTCATCGGACATCCTTGCATCGTTCACGGTCACGATCACCGATGCCTCCTCCGGCAAGGCTACCCTGGCACTTTCCGCTACCACCACTGGCACACTCCCTGTCACGCCTGCTGACAATTACTGGAAGCACGACGTCCTCATGACCCGCGCTGATGGCGTCAAGATCCGCATCCTTGAAGGAGATGTTGAAGTGGACGCCGCCGTCACCCGCTGATTATGGCCGACATCGAGGTCATCGTTGATCCGGCGGCTATCTCGACGGCAGTCACGGTTGATCCTGCCGCCGTTGTAGCATCGGTGACATTGGCAACTGGTGCACCAGGGCCGCAGGGGGAACAAGGCCCAGCCGGAGCAGATGGATCTGATGCCTCTGTCACTTCTGCAAATATCATCGCTGCCTTGGGATATACACCAGCCGATGCCGCCACGGCTGGAAACTCATTTAACCAGTCACTCAACACAACAGATTCTCCTGCCTTTGCAGCATTAACTGTTGCTGGATCAGTAACGCTGCCTATTGAAGGGGGGAATCCTAGCGGGATTAGCGCAGGCGGCGCGACCTTTTATGACATCAGCGGAGCCAATCTCCAATTAAGCTCTGGTGGTCTTTCATTAAACGACCAGAGCAATACCAACACAATCAACCTAAACGGAGCTAATGGTGCTGCGACATTTGCGTCTGGTGCGGCAGGATTTGATGCTTCCGGAAACCTGACTGCCACAAATTTCTCTCCTACAAACTTTGATCAGTCATTAAACACAACTGACTCGCCAGAGTTTGCCAACGTAGTGGCAGCGGACACCTCGGCTTGCCAAACGGTAATATGGGGATACGGAACAGGAACTAATTCCCAAGGCAATCCTGATGGATCAATTTCTCTGTTTGATCGTCCCAATTTCACCGGATTTCCCGCTGCTCCTCCGAGCAACACGATGGTGGCCGTAGCAAACGACCTTTGGTTCTATCGGTCGGGATCGAATAAGTACAAGGTGCTTCTGGCAAGTTATAGCTCAACGTCTGATGTTTTAGAGGGGGCAAATCTCTATTTCACAAATGCCAGGGCGCAATCGGCAACCCGTTCTCAGTCTATCGCTTTTTCCATCGCACTATGAAACAACTCGCCAGCAATTATTCAATCAGCGGAGCCGCCGTAACCCTCTCTGGGGTAAATGTCCCTCTCTCGCAGATCCTTCTCGTCTCGGATGCGACCACGGGCAATGTCCTCTACAGCATGGCCGGTCCTGCCGCATCGAGCTACACGCAAGCGGCCAATAGCGTCATCACGCTGGCGTCAACACCTGGAGCCAGCGACAAACTGACGATTTACTATGACGATGGAGTAGCTGTCACCAATGGGCCGACGAGCGTCTCAGTTTCTAATTTTCCAAGCACTCAAGCTGTCTCTGGAACAGTCACTGCGAATACAGGACTTTCGCAACCACTGACAGACACCCAGCTTCGCGCGTCTGCCGTTCCGGTGTCTGGCACATTTTATCAAGCGACGCAGCCAGTATCGCTTGCCTCAGTACCTAGCCACCCCGTCACCAACGCTGGCACGTTTGCGGTTCAGCCCAGTGCAGGCGACCTGACAAGCGGAAGCCAGACAACCAAGATCGTCAACGGCGCGAACACGCTTGCGGTTGATTCTGCTGGTGCGCTCACCTCAAACAACGCCGCAAGTCAGGTCTATAACTACACGGCAACTGGTGCGATTTCGGCTAACACAGTTCTGATCGGCCCGATTGATTGCACGCTGTTCAGAGAAGTATCCATTCACTGTACCGCAATCGGAACCAGCGGAAGTTTCATTCTTCAGCTATCAAACGATAATAGCAACTGGGCTACTTCCAGCTATGTAACCCCAACTGGAAGTATCAATGCAAGTGTTAGCACTGCTGGTTTTACGAATTACCCCTTACAAAATGCAAAGTATTTTAGAGTAATTCAAAATACTGCTCAAACCTCTGGCACGACAACCCTCGTCGCCTACGCATCGCAACAGGCGACTCCGAAGCTGTATCAGAGTGTTACGGTTTCGGGGACGGCATCTGTGTCGCCTCAAGTTAGTACTGCTGGCTTCTCCACCTATCACGCATTGGTTTCTGCCGCGACTACTAACGCTACATCCGTCAAAAATGCCGCAGGAGCTATTGGCTCTCTTATTCTAACCAACTCATCTGCAACTTGGGCCTACTTTAAGCTCGTCAATAAAGCATCGGCTCCCACAGTTGGAACCGATACAGCAGTCATCAACATCGGGGTAGCTCCAAACACAACACTTGATTGCTCAAGCTCATACGCAGGGCTACGCATGGCAGCAGGCATCGCTTACTACGTCTCTGGTGGATCGTCCCTCACCGACAATACTGCTCTCGGTGCTGCTGGCACGTTCCTAGTCAACATGACCTATGCTTAAACTTACCATCAACATCACAGGCGACAAGTTTTGGGATCGCATCGCGGGCCTCGTCAACGGCGAGCAAGGCGAGGTCACGGGATCGCCCTACACCGACGGCAAGCAGTTTTACAATGCCGTGTTCCCCAATTACGGCGAGGTCACATGGATTCCATCCGCAGTCGCCACCATCACCGGAACCTCTGACCCATCAGCCTCATGACAACTCCAAGCAATCACGATGAGGTGCTCGACACGCTCAAGGCGATCTTGGGCTTCATGCGATGGATCGGTGTCCCGCTTGTCCTGGCACTTGGGGGTGGTGTGGCCATCATGATTACCGACCACTATTCGCAACAGGGTCTTGAGGCAGATCGGGACTATATGAAGCCTCGGATCGCCAGACTTTGGATGGAGAGGCATCCAGAAATAACCTCCGAGGACATCCGGCACTAGCTTTGACATGGCGGCGTTTCTTGTGAACGCCATCTATTTCATCCTAGACCGCCTCGCCGAATCCTCCACATGGAGGGGCATCATCATGGTCGCCACGGCCATCGGTCTGAAGCTCGACCCGTCTCAGAGTGATGCGGTCATCGCCACGGGGCTTTCCCTAGTCGGCTTGATCAACGTATTCCGCAAGGAAAAGAAGTGAGGTTCCTGCTGGTCGCAAGCCTGCTTCTGGTGGGCTGCGCCCATCGGCCTACTAATGCCGGTATCCCCGTGAGGACGGCTCTTGCAGGACTACAGACCCGCACCTCTGCGGTGATCCGCGAGATCGCAGCATCATCCACCAATGCCGCTGCTTCTGCTCAGTCCCTCCGGATGGATCTGGATGCCACCATTCTTGCGTTCGACCAGTTCGAGGTGAAATACACCGCAGCCACGAACAAGGTGTCATCTTTGGAGGCATCGGTAAGCAAGCTCTCCTCGGCACGGAACTTCTGGCGCGGTGTCTTTTTTGCCGCCGCCGGAACCCTCCTGCTGGCATTGGCAATCCTCATCGTCCCAAAGATCCCATGAATGATCTGCTCCTAGACATTGCCATCCGAGAGCTTGGAGTCCGTGAGCAGGGAGGCAATAACCGAGGCCCCAGAATCCGAGACTATCAGTCCGCGACATGGCTTCAGCCCGGTGCGTGGCCGTGGTGCGCGGCATTTGTGGATTGGTCAATCATGCGGTGGCTGGATAATCACCTTGTCCGCGATTGGCTGAAGCTCTCCAAGGAGCAGGCCGCAGAGTTTAGACCGCAGACCGCCGGAGCTTGGGATCTCGTGAACTGGGCGAGGAATCAGCGCAATCGGGTGACAATCCTCACCGAGGACGCCAAAGCCAATCCAGGGGACATCATCATCTTTGATTTCAGCCACGTCGGAATCGTGGAGCGCGACAAGGGGGACACATTCCTGACCATTGAGGGTAATACCAACCAAGCCGGAGCAAGGGACTCCGAGTCCGGAGATGGCGTCTGGCGCAAGAGCAGGGAGCGATCCCTGGCAAGGAACCTCCTGCGAATTCATCCTCTCATATAAAGGAAACGCCGATTTCTAGGCACATGGCGCAGAACGTGCAAAATATCGACACGTTTTTTGAATATGTCGATGGCGACGCCATATTCACTTTAGACAACGGCTTTAGTCTAAAGTCTGCTTGATAAAATTATGCCATAGCCTGTGCCAGATTTGACGCCGCGCCTCTAGCGATGAACCCGTTCACTCCAAGTGAGGACGCCGAGGAGATTTGGGGAGAGGCATATCAGCACGGGAAGGGGAAATATGAGGCAGGGAGCAAGGAGCATCGCACCGCCTTCTGGTCAGCGGGAGCAGCTTGGTATGCCAACGAACTCCACGGCGAGGCTATCGATTCAATCGCCTATCTCCACCATCTACGAACCCGCTTGGAATCCATCCGATCCCTTGCGCGGATGATGCGCGAGGATGACGACATGACGCTTTCTATGGCAGCAACGATCCTTGAGCACCTAGCCGGAGAGCACCCCCCCAAGTCTCTACCCAAGCAGCACAACCGCGACTAGGGTGGCAAACATCAACCACAAGTGGAAGCGGGTACTCGCGGTTTCCTGCTCCCATGCCAAGTACGTTGACCCCGAGGCATGGGCAACCGTCCTCAAGTTCAAAGAGAGGTTCAAGCCGACCACGACCCTGCACCTCGGGGATTTCGTTGACCTTACCGCCCTACTCGGTGGGGGTGCGGGATCTGGCAATGATGGTGACGAGATCACCCCCGACATCGACACCGGACTACAGCACCTCCGCGAATTGCGTCCCAACATAGTCCTCGCTGGAAACCATGAGGACAGGGCATGGAAGCTAACCAACTCAAAGAATGCAGTCACCGCTTACTGCGCACACAAGATCATCAACTCCATTGATGAAACCACGGCAAAGATCAGAGCAAGGTTTCTACCCTATTCGGGAATAGAGCAGATCTACGACATTGCGGACATTGGTTTCACGCACGGCACTTGCTACGGGGAGACAGCCGCAAGGGACATGGCAGAGCAATACTGCAATGGAACCAGGCGTCGCATTTGCTTCGGGCATTCTCACAAGGTTGCAATCCAATCCGCACGAACGCATCACGGAGGCACGGGATACAATATCGGAACCCTAACCCAACGGGGGGCACTTGATTACGCCAAGACCCGCCGCAGCACCTTCGCATGGACCCAAGGCGTCCTGTTTGGTGAGTACTGCGAGGAGATCAATCAATCGAGCCTCCACATCGCGCACCAATCCCACGGGGAAGTATGGAGGTTGCCGGTATGAGGCTTAAACAGGGAACCGAGCGAGAAGATGGCATGATCTTCTGGCAGTACAGCCACGGGAAAGAAAGGTGGGTTACTGCTGAAAAATATAAGGAGATGCATGCGGTCCGTAAGGCACAAAACAGACTGCGGCATTTAAAAAACAAAGAGAAATCAAATGCCGCATCAAGGGCATACAGGCAAGCAAACCGCGATCAGTTAATCCAATATGCAAAAGATTGGAGAAAAAGAAACCCAGGCAAATGTCGCGAATTACAGGTTTCGTGGAGATCTAAAAACAGGGAGCGATTTAGAACGTCAAGAAGGCAATACATGAGGAGAAAAAGGCAGTCTGACTTGCTGTTCAAGCTCCGCTGCAACATTGCGACATTGATCCAAAACGGTATCAGGAACATGGGGTTTTCTAAAACGACCAGGACCGCCGAGATCCTTGGATGCTCTTTTGAGTTTTTTAAGGCGTACATCGAACAACGCTTCCTTCCAGGGATGTCGTGGGAAAACAGAATCGATTGGCATCTTGACCACATTACTCCCATCTCGCTTGCGAAAACAAAGAAGCAGGTGTTGAAGCTAAACCACTACACAAACTTTCGTCCCTTATGGGCTTCTGAAAATCAATCAAGGGGAAATAGAACAAACCAACAACTAGACCTTTTGGCCGCATGAAAAAGACCCAAGAAACCAAGACCGCAAACGATTGGCTTGCCGTTCTAGCGCAGGCCAGCAAGCAAATTGCCGATGAAGTCCCTGCTGGATTTAAGACTGTCGCTCAGATCGCCAAGGAGACGGGCAAATCCAATTCTCAAACGGGCAAGTATCTCAAAGAGGCGGTGAAAATTGGGCTTGTTGAGGAGGTGAGATACAGAGTCCCAACAGGCAATAAGATTTACCCCGTGCCACACTTCAGAATCAAATGAGCGCGGAAGTTGGGGAGATCAATGTCCAATGGGGGCTGACTATGGACGTAAAGGTGGAGGGGATTGAACTCCCATTCCGGCTTCGGATTGTTACCGATAATGAGGACAGGATGCTGGAGGCCCTCTCTGACTTCCAGAGCATGATCCTTAAGAAGGTGGAGGAGCTGGGATGAATCTCCCGCCAAAGATCACCATGCGGCGTCGGAAGCTCGGCAAGGAACGGGCCGTAGGCCTAGCGCACCCGGACGGCCTGATAGAGATTGATACAAGAGAGAGGGGTAGGGAAGCCCTTGATACGATTCTCCATGAGGCCTTGCACGTTATACAACCAGACGCCTCGGAGGAGGAGGTGGTCCAGATGGCCGGACTACTGACGGAACTCCTTTGGGATGACCATTGGAGAAGGGTGGAAAATTAACGGAGCCAGCTTCCCATTGCTGGTTTTGATCCGCAGGTAACGCATCGGAATCCCTTCATGCCCGTCCACAGGGTCACCGGAATCCAGACAATCAACCATGTCCCAACGGTCACAAGGGTCAGAATAAAATGAATCAGGTGAGATGGCGTCGGCTTTTCAAATCTGCTTTGCCTGTCGCAAACCTTGCATTTCCCAGTTTTGGTTACGGTTCCCATTTGGTTTTCTTTTGTAATACCTTTAGGGCCCGATTGCAAGGTTCAATTTTAGGTCAAACCCATGCCATTCCATAAGGTTGATTGGGATGCAACAGAGTGGAATTTCTGCCAAATATGCCCCATTTTTGTCAAAGACTGTGCCAAAAACCCCACCCCTACACTGTTAAATGCTGGGTTCGAGTCCCAGCCAACCCACTTTTTTGCAGGCTGACTGCCTGCGCCGATGATTTTGACACTTGAAATCCGGCAATCCTTGGTCAAGGTTGTACTCCT